CATCTTGGTTGTACGATTACGTTAGTTTTTCCTTTCCTTATGTGATTGCATATTGCTTTTCCAAATATATCATCATCTGAGTATACGTCTCCTTCAAGGTCTACATCAACAGCAGAATTATTTGCTCTATGTTTACCCATTGCAACAGGCCTACCTAAACCATCATAGATGAAAGTATAAGCTTCCTGAACAAAAAATGGGTCCTTTATGATTACGTTATCATTTCTGATATCTTCTTCTAAGTTTTCTATTATCACTGAACGATTCTTTTGTGTAGTTAACCAACCAGGAGATTGGTCCATTTCTGGTCTACTCTTTCCCTTTTTCTTAAGCATTTTTTGGTAGTAGTACAGCTTTGGATAACCTTCATCTTGAAGTTTAGAGGTTACTGCTAAACCCACATCATTAGATTCCGGAGCTATAGTAGCCCAATTATACAATTGCCCGGTATCTCCAAGTAATTTAGCATAAGCCCCTACTGCCATTCTTCCCTTATATATTGCTTGTTCTTCTCCTAGCTTATCCATACAAGTGAATGAGGAATAGTCAGAAGCTCTACCAGTTGCAACGTCAGCACCAATGAAATATTCTTTGTCAGATTCTGGTTCACAGAATTGCCTGTATTGACCATTGAATCTTTTCTTTATTACTGGATAATCACTAAGGCAGTCTTCGATAGCCTTAATATCAGCTAAATCGAAGACTGTATTACCTGATGACAAGAAGTCACCGTCTATTTCTTGTGCTGTTCGTTTTGCACCCAAAGCAGAAGACATTTGGTTATACCAATTTATATCTCGTTCCGGGTGCATCTGCCAGTATAATCGAATGGGATTGAAGGGGTTACCTCCAGCAATGGCATCTACCCAAGTTGAATGATAAAAGTTACCAACTCCATAAGGAGTGGAATTGACGATGGCAGCTCCACCAGTGGAAAGAGTAGGAAAAGCAGCAGCCCAAATTTGAGCAGCCCATCTAACTACTGCTGCCTCGTCAATTACCAAAAGGGAAAGAGATTCCGAACGACCGGCTTCGGATGATGTCGGAATTGATTCAATAAAAGACCCGTTATCAAATTCTATCATGGATGCTGATCCGTATTCACCAGCCCTACCGTTTATAATGGGAGTTTGAAGGTACCAGGGTAGATTTTTGTACATGAACTTAATCTTCTTAAGTACTTTTTTAGCAGTGGTATCCTTGATAGAAATAATGTTTATCTTTTTGTTGGGATGGTACATCGCCAACCAAAGACAGTACATAGAAATCAATTCTGTAATACCTGCCTGACGAAATTTCAAAATGATATTGAAACGTTGAGCAATAAAATTATACAAAACCGATTTTTGAAATGGGTAAAGTTCGAACCTTACCTTTCCCCTTACTGGATGTATCACATAACAGAAAAGACTGAAAAAGAAAACATCTACTGTAACCCTTGAGAGATTTGATAACTCTTCTCGAGTTAAAGTAGTTCTAGTTTCTGAGATAGTCTTTGCCATATCTAAAAGTTATATATTATTTGAAATTCGATGTCAGTACCTATCCCAGATTTTACCTTCGGATAGTAAAAGGTATTGACTCCGAATTTGTAATTAAATCTCTTAGTCTTGATTGAAAGACCAGCTCCCATATCGAATAGATTATTGAAAGGTCTATATTTGCCATAAACGTATGGACTAAGTAATAACCTTGCAACTTTCTTCCGAGTTAATTGACCTTCATACCAGTTATAGTTGTACTTATCTAAGTCAATTTTGAACAGCTTAGTTGAATAAGTTCCAGTCTGTTGATTGAATAAACTCAAATTCAACTTATCTTTCTTCAAAAGAAATTGAACCAGGGAATCTTGTTTACTGATAGCTGGCTGCCTTAGCATGGAATCAGGAAAGAGAGTTGGCTGCCTATTATCGTAACTATTATCGTAAACTAAGATTTTACCTGGTTCAATTTCTTTAGAATACTTCTTCTCTGGTTTGAAAGGCTTGTCTTTGTATACTGTATCTGGGATTTCATTGACCGCTAGTTCCAGGGAATTAACTTCTCGAGAAAGTTTGTAATTCCTGAAGCAAAGGTAAATAGTAAATCCTAGAAGTACAATAAACAAGGCATTCTTTAAATTCTTCATGGTAATTTCGCTTTTAGTGAAACTCTGGTACTCACTCGTTTCCTTGTTTTCCCTTAACAATCCCTTTCTTACCTTCAGAGTTGATTTATAGAATTATAACTTTCTTTCTCTTTCTTTACCAGAAAGCACTTTCCTAAAAAAGAAAAACTTAATAAAAAGAAAAAAGGGTTTTCAAAACAGCTCAATTTAGCTCAGTTTTGATGAGTCAATTTTCTTGAGGCAACGTTTGAACCATAATCCTACTTCATAAACCGAGCCCTTGGCAATTGTGTATCTTGCCTTGTTAAGCCAATAATGGTGATCCTTAAAATCCTTTTCAGAGGTACCCTGGTTTTCATGAAGGTAAATTCTGAATTTCTTTGGGAATCCCATGATTGCCTTAAAATCCTCAACCCCCAAGGGATAACCATCTGGTCTGAATTGCCTATCTGCAGGTCTTAAGGTTAGTGGAGGTTTATCATACTCCAATCGATATACTCCCGGGAGAGTATTCATCTTTGCCGTTTTGATAGGCCATTTCTTTTCATCTTTGAAATCTCTAACCCAAAGTCGATGTATCTTTGCTACAGTTAGATTCTTTTTCTCAGGCAATTTTCGATAATCATATATTGCCAGAGTTTTACTAATCCAAGGGATTTGATTGGTATCATCTTCTGAAGAAAACGTGAGGGGTTTAAGTAGATTTCTAGTAATTGTTGGGTTTTTTACTTGAAATACTTCATTAAAAGCATTCAAGTATTTCTTACCGGTCTTTTTATGTACTCCAATGATAACTAAACGCTTCCTAGATATCTGAGAATTTCCATAATCAAAAACTGACCTTTCGTGAAAAATAAGTTTATAGTCCTTAAAGGTTTCCTCAAAAAAATTCTTGGGAAGCAAGGATAGCAGTCTTGGTAGATTTTCTATAAGAAATATCTTAGGCTTATACTTGAGTATCGATGAAATTACTAGATTGAGACTACGATTATCTTTTGGATTGCCCAATTCTTTTACTTTAGACAGCCTCATTACTGAAGATGAGCCACAATCCGGGCTTGATATAATTATATCTACTTTCTCATCGAACTCTTGTAAACAAAAGCCCTTATAGAATGGTATATCACCAAAATTTAACTTCCATTGACTTTCGCAATTTGTATGAAAAACTCCTCTTATTTCTATATTCCCTAGCAAATTTTCCCTAAAAGGGAACAGGAGTGCACCCTGTCCAGCGCACACTCCCAATACCCTTAACTTTTTCATTTCTTGTAACTTCTCAATTTGATATATTTAATCCAAGCAAATGGTTTACGGTCTTCCAAATAACTCAGATTTTTATCATTATTGTGAGCTTCTTCTTCAAAACTTACATCATGATACCTTTCATTCTGTTTATCCCATTTGGCAAAACACAGAATGAGAAGATATTCGATAATATACCAAAGGTAGAAGAGACCAAAACAGAGAACTACTACCCACCAAAGGGATATATCGAATAATACCCAGAGTATGATACCAAGTATCAAACCGACTATACTACACTCAATCTGTTGTACCTGATGGATTCTCTCATGGTTGATATCATCCGGTTTACACTCCTCTACTCTATGCTTGAAAAAAGAGTTGTACAACATAGTTATTGCCTTGTAACTGGGGAAAAGGAATACCTTTGCTACCCAGCTGTTAAAATGACATCTTTTCATAACTTATCTTTGAAATTTTCGTAAGCATTTCTTAACTTTTGGTAATAGAGATTCTGGGCATACCCAGGACCATTATACTTTCTGGCAAAGCCAGCCCAGTCTTTTGCTTTGAGTTGTTTCAAACAACCAGAGTTATTCATGAAATAATACATGAGTTCCAATTGTTTCTCATGAGATTCAGACATCTTGTGAACAAATTCGAAGACATCTTTACATCCACAAAGGTGGTGATTGAAGCCCATAATTTGGAACATACCCCAACTGGCAGACTTCAATGCACATTCCTCATCAATTTCTTTGGCTAATTCGAGTCTCTTATACTCGTGTACACCTCCCAAATACTTCGATTTATCCCATTTAGGGAAGAAAATCGTAGAATATCTCTTACAAAGGTAAGCTAAATCTCTGTCAGGGAATTTCTTATGTACTTCTTTGTACATAATGTGACCCTCAAAGAGAATTTGAGGCCTACCGTCAGCTAAAAACCCGTCTCTACCGGCAGCTTCCACCAATTGGACAGCTTTCAATAGGGCAGGTTCTAAACCTAAGCGAATAGCAAGGTCTTTAATCATTTCATTTGTTAGTTTATCCATAACTTATCAGTTTTAATGGTTCAATTTTTTTAGTATTAGTTAGTAACAAAAGTATTGCTTATAACCCATTTTCAATATGTTTCGAGGTTCTATTATCATATATAACTTATAAAATAATGCAATATGGACAAGAAAAATGAGTGCCAGATATGTGGCAAGCCCATTAATTTAGAGGAATTTGATGAAACTCGGGAAATCCCTCAACTTATGGCAAGAAAACAAATTTGTTTTCAATGTGCTTTTTGGTCTAATCGATTAGCTTATGATAAAGAGCTTGAGAAAGAGGGTAAAATTGCGGTAATTACTCCAGATTATTCTCACTGGGTAACTAAAATTCCCGGAAATATTTTAATGGTGCCCTCGGCTTTTGGTGGTATTTACCAAACTAAACTCCAACCAGTAAACACTCTGGGAGTTATTGATGAAGATCGAGAGAAGCTTTTCATTATCCGTTATAATAACATCGCTCACCAAGGCACTATACCAGAACATCTAAGAAAGCTTTTTAAAGTAAACGGAGTAATTCTATCTCCACAGGAATACAAAATGCTAGAAGATTACCGAGGCAATGCCTATGAATTTATTAAAAATATGATTGATAATGCAATAAATAAGAAATAATTTCGTATATTTGCATAAAGAAAAATTCTTAATAAATAAAGATATGAAAAAAGAAAAGAAAGAAATCAAAAAGCTTAAAGAGGGGGATGAGGTTCTCTTCACCTTATCTGGAAGACCCATCATTGAGAAAGTTACAGTGGAATCTATTGATAAAAAAGGTGGATTCGCAATGCTCAGTAACCGAGTAAAAGTTGCAAGAACCTTGGGTCCTGATGATACATACCCAAGATTGGATGGGCAAAAGGGAGAAGTTCGTCCGCTTACCGAAGAAAATGAAAGAGTATTCCTTGCATATAAGGCCTATTTCTCAATTAAGAGAAACATAGAATTACTTGATAAGGAGATGAGAAGTATGAAAGATACAGATGCTTTCGATATGATGATTGAATTTGATAAGAAGCTTACCAAGATTATTAACAAATACTTCAAAGAACAATGATGACTACGGTATTAGCGATAATTTACTTGGTATGTTTGCCATTCACGGTATTTTTTGTAAGGGCTTGCTTGGATTATTTACCCTATACTCACAAAATACACTCTCTTATTCTATTCATATCGGTATGGATAGTATTACCTCTATTCCCGATTTACTTATTAATCAAATACCTAAAATATAGATTACTATGAGATACTTTTTTGACAGAGATGGTAATTATGCTGGGACATCAATGCAAGGGTGGGAGATAATTCTCCTACTCTTGTTCCCAGTTGCTTTAATAATTTTCCTCGTATTCTTACCCTTCTATGTATTTCATAAATACAGTTCTAGAGAAGAGGATAAAAAATACGAGGAAGAACATCCAGAAATACTAAAAGTAGATTCTTATATTACCTGCTGGTATCCATGGCATAGATATTCTGTTGCATATACACTGGCTCTTATATTCTGGGTAATTGCTTTTATAATTGGGATATTATCTTAATACAGGTATTAAGTTGGAGCTATACCCAATAAAAATTCAAATCTAATGGATATTTTTTAGTGGGGTTAAACCTACTGGAGAGTATAGGAGTATCACTGCTAGCAGAGGGAGTTGAAACTTTTGTAAGAGTATAGGAACCCAATCCAGTTGTTTTTGTTGTAAAGTATGAATTACTTGGTAAATTGTAGTTAGGACTAAAAGCATTACCATTCTTATCAAGGCAGGACCAAGACAACATTTCGAAATTTCCCGGGTACGTGTTAGCAATATAGACATTAATAGCATATCTATTTTGATTTACTATCCAATTCTTATTTTTGTTGTTACTCTCAGACATAAGTCCACCTTCCCTATTAATATTGGTAGTAACCCTAAAAAAATCACTCATCTCCCCCCCCTAATTTAAGAACTTTATTTTCCATAATGTATAATGTTTTTAGATTGATACTGTTCCTCCTGCACTTGGTACTATAAATGACCCCGCTAATATCCAGGTAGCACCTGGTTTAGTATATACAGCTACTTTATCTCCAGTAGTACATTCTATTCGAGAACCAGGTTCTGAGTCATTGGCATAGAATGGAATCCCCATAGTAGTAGTACCAGTTGCTGAGAGACCCTGTATATACACATTACCTGAAGATGGTGTATTCTGTGGCCTAGCTCCCCTGCCAAAGAGATAGTAGCCTGTATCTGTGGGCAATCCAGAGAGAGTGAATGTTAAAGCCATCCGAGTTATCTGAGTTACTGGTATACTAAGGTTAGCATCCCCACAGATTAAGAGGATATACCCTGAACGGTTAGCTCCAGTTTGATTACTCGATAAAGCGGTCAGGGATAATTTGTAATGGTTCTCAAGAGTATTCGCTGGGGCAACGGATACTGAGCACCAATCGGGAGCATTACCCACATGGGGAGTTTCTGGCTTTTTAGACCCATCACTACCCTTTAAATAGGCCATCACAATGATTAGAGCAGTATTATATTTATCACTACCTAAAGGCAATGTGTTTGAAACCATTTCTATGTATCCACTATAGGTAATACCGGGTACCTGAGTTACTGTGAGATTGATTTTGTTATTGGACCCCTCTTGGTCAAATGTCAGAGTAGTAGACCTTGAGGACCCAGTATTTTCTGAATAGTTAATTTTTACATCTAAGTAACCATTTCCAACGGTAACTCCTCCCCAAGTAGCCCAACTTACTGGGGCTGAGCTCAAAGTACAAGAGGGTGTAGAGGTTGAAACTACTTTGCCATTTACCAGTTTCCTTTTGAGGGAAGTGATACGGTAGGTTATAGTACCACCCTCTGAAGATACAGTATCTATACCTGTATCTGTAATTGCACGTGCTAGTTTGAATAATGTTTCTTCCATATCTTTATAAGTTTTTGGTTTATAGAAAGAACTTTGATATTGTAATCTACCAGAGGGATAATCCGAAGTCTATGATATTATATAATCAATATAAAGAATTATGAGAAGTATCAGATTTACTACCATACAAGCAGAGGAAGGTACTTCATTAAGATTAGGTACCTTCCTGGGATTGGTGTTTTGGCTTACACTTAGAGATAAGTATTCGAGTAATATAGAAACCTTCCTTGATAAGGATAAGGCAATTGAAAGGGCAGAAGATTATTTAAGATATTTATACCTAAAGAGAAAAAATAGTAGGGTGTTAAAGGTTACTGGGAGAATAGATATTACCAGTAGGTTAAAATCAGTGAGGGAGGATTATTAAGATGGTGAAGGTTGAAACAATTAGGAATGATAATGAAAAGAGGATTCTTAAATGCCGAGAGGATAATCGGATTTGGTATCAGATATGGATTACCCAATTGGATATGAATTGTATAGAAAGGTATTTTGATGGGTATGGTGAAGTTAAGAGATGGTGGTTAAGGAATCTTCAACAGTATTATGTTTTCTTTTATGAGAAGAAAGGTGGTAAGGTTCGAGGAGTTCTTGGGAAAGATAGGACTAAGGATTTAATTCGTGCTATACTTTAATTAGTTGCCAGAGACCTAACATCCCTGGCTTCTTTGTGTGTTATGTGAGCATGTGTGGTTGTGGGATATCTAGGTATGCCCTTAATACGAGGAGTGATTTTTGTGTGGTACTAAAAATGTGTATTTGCCTTCAAGGTACCCCTTAATGTGAGGGCTTCGAAAGTTGTGGTACTAAATGGGGAGTACGGTTCCCTTAAATTTAACATTTAAAAATAAAAAGTAAGGGATACAAACTTTTATGTGTATCCCTTTGCTTTTCTAATTATCTACTAAATGATTATTTAAATTTTCTTTAAATTGTTCATTTAAACAATAACATAAGTATAGTAAAAAAGTTTTAAAAGAAAATTTTTTATAAATTGTATATTCAACTTCATTTAAATAGTTCTCGTTTATTTGTTCAAACAATAGAAATTGCTCTACATTAATTAATTGAAAAGTTTGCACATCAATAATAGTAGATATTATTCTATGATTTGGCTTTAAAAGAATATAAACTACATATAAAGCACTAACAAAAACAGCTAATAAGATAATAAACAAAATTAATAACATAATAATTTTATTTTTATGATAAGGAGTAAAATTTTACTCCTTATCTGAGATTTTATTTTACTTCATTGATTTTTTTACAATTTCGAGACCTTTTATTAATATCTCTTTCTTTTCTTCTTTAGTGTTTTCGCTTGCAATTGAAGAAAAAGAAAAATCATTTATAACATAGACTTGTTTATAAAAGTCTATAAATCCGTCAATTAGTTTTTTATCTGCATTTGTTGCAATAGTTGAAAGAAAATTAAAAGTTACGTTTCTGAACTTTTTGCGTAACGATTTAATTTGCTTTTCGTTTGCACCCTCAAAAAGTTCTTTTTTGTAAATTTCTGTTTTTGTCCCTAAAGAAGTTTTGAAAAGTCCCGCGTTTTTTTCTTTTACGCTTTTCAAAACATCTAAAGCAATTAAACTATTTGCTTTTACGTTTGCACTTGCTTTTTCTACATTCACTTTGTTAATTTGATTTTTCATAATAAAACGCTTGAATATTTTATTATTATTATTTTATAACCTTTTTGATAGATACTCAAGACTTATTAAACTATCTAATAAGGTTTGTTTCATTTCTGTATTGCAAATATAAGAACTATTTTTTAATCTACAAA